GTCTACCTCCCATAAACGGGAATTTTTAAGGTTTTGGCCCCTGAAACACTGATGATTTATACAGTATTCTCTAAAATCGGCCACTAAAGGCCATTTCTAGGGCGATTTCAGCCCGATTAAGCACAAACAGGACTCAGGGTATAGCCCAAGCGCAAAATCGCTTAGGCGGCCTCTGAGAGCCTGTAACGAGGACAACGGCAAAACCAGCCGTGAAGGAGTGAAAAATGGGTGATCGAGGCCGTAAACCAGCGGCGGAGTTATCCGTAGCGGTACAGAACAGATTTGAGTACCCCCAGGCACCTGCTGATTTGCCTCCCGAGGCCAAGGTGATATGGGATAAGACCGTGAAGGCATTGCCACAGGATTGGTTCAGGCCGGAAGTCCAGCCAACCCTGGAGCAGTATTGCAAGCACGTGATGGAGGCTGCGGAAATCTCCCGCATGATCCAAGACCTGAAAGGTAGCCACGACTTTTCGGTTAGGGATTACAACGACCTTCTCAGGATGCAGGAGCGAGAGACGCGGGCGGGTAATGCTTTGGCCAGGTCGATGCGGATCACCCTACAGGCCACGGTCAATCACAAAAAGACCAAGGATAGCGGGCCGGGTAAAAAGCTCTGGGAGAAGTAATTGGGCTGGTCTGACCAACCCCTAGACAAGCACTGGTCAGAATACAAGGTTAGATACCTGCGTAATATCGCGTGGGTTGAGCAGAACTGCTTTGTCCCCTCTGGTAAGGATGTCGGTAAGCAAGTCCGGCTGCGGTGGTTCCAGCGGTGGTTCTTTCGGGCTATTTACTCCGAGGTCGATCCGTGTCGGCGGGTGATTTTCTCGGTAGGGAGAAAGAACGCAAAAACTGCGACCTCTGCGCTGACGGTCATATTGAACATTGTTGGCCCCGAGGCGGTAGAGCGCAGGAACTCTGAATACTACTCAACGGCCCAGGCCAGAGACCAGGCGGCGATTGTATTTAGCCTGGCGGCGAAGATTATCCGCATGAACCCGGATATGAAGGATTGTGTCACGATCCGCGAGACGGTGAAGGAACTGTACAACGCGGAGCTAGGGATTTTGTATAAAGCCCTGTCTGCTGATGCGCCTACCGCCTATGGACTGTCCCCTGCGCTGGCGATCCATGACGAGTTGGGCCAGGTCAGGGGGCCGAAGTCCGAGCTATATGAGGCGGTTGAGACTGCTACGGCAGCGCACGAAAAGCCCCTTTCTATCATTATTTCCACGCAAGCCCCGAACGATGGGGATTTGCTTTCAATTCTCATTGACGATGCGAAAAAAGAGAAATCAGCACGAACCAAGCTGATTCTATTCACCGCCCCGGATGATATGGATCCATTTTCAGAGGCGGCGGTGAAACTTGCCAACCCGGCTTTAGGTGACTTCCAGAACAAATCGGAAGTAATGGGCATGGCCGAAGATGCTCGCAGGATGCCAGCGCGGGAGGCCGAATACCGCAATTTGGTGCTAAACCAGCGAGTTGAAGCCTACAACCCCTTTGTCTCAAAGCAAGTTTGGATTATGTCCGGCGAGGCTCCGAGCTATCGGGGAAGCTGCTACGGCGGGCTTGACCTTTCGGAGACCAACGACCTCACGGCACTGGAGTTGGTTTTTCCTGACGGCGACACCTATGACGTTAAGAGCCACTTTTGGCTCCCAGGTGAAGGGCTAAAGGAGAGATCGAGGCAAGATCGAGTTCCCTACGATGTCTGGAGTGATGAAGGGCATCTGCTGACCACGCCGGGAAGATCAATCGAGTACGAATTTGTTGCGCAGTTTATTGCGGAAGCCTTTGCCACTTACGACATCCGAAAAATCGCGTTTGACCGCTACAACATGCGGCACTTGCGTCCCTGGTTAGTTAAAGCAGGGCTTTCCGAGAGTTTCATTGATGATCGCTTTGTCGAGTTTGGGCAGGGCTATGTGTCGATGGGGCCAGCCCTGAGAGTCCTTGAGTCCCTACTGTTAAACGCAAAGCTCCGGCATGGGAATCACCCGATTTTGTCCATGTGCGCGGCTAATGCGGTTGTGAAGTACAACGAGGCTGGTGACAGGAAGCTGGACAAGGCGAAGTCTAGGGGACGGATTGACGGGATGGTGAGTTTGGCGATGGCTTGCGCTGTCGCGAATGAGGATAGGGGGAAATCTAAGGTATTCCCCGTTGATTTGGAGGCGCTGGCGGTTTGATACCTAGAGGCTACAAGGGCATTGCCGGGATGCACGTCTCCAAAACTGGAGAGGTCGCTGTTGTTTGGCTGGCCCACGATACAACCGTAGATGATGTGACGGTGAAGGATGCGGCGATATTCAAAACTGAGGTTCCGGTGGTGATCGCTGAGTCGATTAACGCCCGAGGCAGGTGGATACCTGTTGCCTGGAACCACGAGGAAATGTCTCACAGCCTTTTAGAACGCGGCTGCCGGATGCTGCCGGAGAGAACCAGCGATTCGGAAGAGATGGCTGAGATGGTTTCTCGCGACATCTGGGAGCGCATGAGGACGCAAAGGCTGCACTTCGACAAGAGGTTGCGGAACTGGTGGGAAGAGGCGGCAGTCCTTGAGCGTGAGAAGGGGAAGATACCCCGAGACGCCTATCCACTGATGGCGGCAACTCGGCTGGCCATATCGGAATTGCGGTATGCCCGCAGGAACGAGCCAATTAAGGCCAGGAAAAAGAATTTTGTAAGGGCAGCGATTGTCTAGGAGGAACGATGAGCATTCGGCACGAAGTACAGATTAAGAAACTCCGCGAGGAAATGGACGCCGTATTGGCCACTCTTGAGGACATCAAGGGACGCCTGGCGGCACAACCCAAGCAACCTAAAAAGGCAGAAAATGGCACTAAGCGATAGAGACATAGTAGCGATTGTAGATGCTGAGTTTGAGTCGTCTATGGGCCATGCTGGCGGTGAAATATCGTCTGAAAGAGCCTTAAGCTGGGACTATTACCTATCGAAACCGCTTGGGAATGAGGTTGAGGGCCGATCCCAGGTAGTTACGTCCGATGTTTCGGATGTTGTTGATTCTGTCATGCCCTCCCTGCTGCGCCTGTTCACAAACGATGAAAATCTTGTGAATTTTGAACCTCACGGCGTTGAGGACACCCAATTAGCGCGCCAGGAATCTGATTACGTCAACTATGTGTTCTGGAAGCGCCAGGACGACCCCTTCATTCTGCTTTACAACTGGTTTTTTGATGCCCTGGTTCAAAAGAACGGCATTATTAAATGCTGGTTTGATGAATCAGAAGAGGTCACGGAAGAAAGCTACTCCGGGCTGACCGAAGAGGCGTTTATTGCCCTGCTCAATGATGAAGAGCTTGAGGTTGTTGATCGGGACGAAAAAACGCTGACCGAAATGACCCCGATGGGCGAGGTATCGGTCACTCTGCATGATGTGACCTTCAAGCGCACCACCACCGAGGGCCGGATCCGCATTGAGAACGTCCCCCCAGAAGAGTTCAGGATTTCCTCGGATGCCAGGCATGTAAACCCCTCGAAGGCTCGCATGGTCGGGCATGAGCGTGACATCACGCGCAGTGACCTGATCTCGATGGGCTATGACAAGGATTTGATCTACTCCCTGCCGTCTGTTGGCATGAAGTACGGATCCGAAGAAGATATTTCTCGCAGGGACAAGACCGACGAGGATCAGGACGCGATACTCAAGCGGGCCAACGAGCTTGTGAGAGTGCGCGAGGCGTTTATCCGCATTGACAAGCAGGAGAACGGCAAAACAGAACTGCGCCAGGTGATTGTGGCGGGCGGTGAGTTGCTAGAGGACAATCCGGCAGAGCGCCAGCCCTTCCATGTGCTTTCACCGCAGCCACTCCCCCACAAATTCTTTGGCCGGGCGCTTGCCGAAAAGGTCATGGACGTTCAGCGCGTCAATACCACGCTGGTTCGGCAAATGCTGGACAATTACTACCATACAAACAACCCAGGTCATGCGGTTTGGGAGCAGGGCATAGGTGACGACACCCTGGACGATCTCTTGACCACCGAGATCGGGTCCATCAAGCGATTCGCACGACCTCCGGCAGAGTCTTATCAGCCGATAACGGTGCCTTTTGTTGCGGGCAATGCTTTTGCTGCCCTGGAATACTTCGACAAGGTAAAGCGCGACAGAACAGGTATTCACGGCGATTCTGACGGGCTGAACCCCGAAAGCCTGAAACATATCCAACAGTCGGTTATGGCCGAGAGCAGTGACCTTCACCAGATGAAGATCGAGACCATTGCCAGGATATTCGCTGAGACCGGCATCAAGTCTTTATTCCTGCACATCCACGAGTTGATTCTGAAGCACTTTGATCGTTCCGAAGTGATTGAGCTTCGCGGTGAGGTGGTAGAGGTTGACCCAACTGAGTGGCGCAACCGCAAGAACATGACAGTGAATGTCGGCTTGGGTATTGGTTCGCGCAGAACCAAGCTGATGCAGCTGCAGGCTATTTGGGAGAAGCAGGTCGGGCTTGCCCAAACCGGGCAGATGGGCCTGACAGTTACGCCGGACAACCTTTTCAACACTGCCTCAGAGATCGTGAAGAACGCCGGACTGAAAGAGCCACGGCAGTTCTTTACAGACCCGCAGGGCCAGATGGCACCTCCCCAGCCCAATGAGGCGTTGCAGCTACAGCAGCAGCAGTTAGCGGTAGCCCAGCGGCAGCAGCAACTAGACGCCCAGGAGCTTCAGTTAAAGCAGATGAAGATGATGCTTGACGATCAGGCGAAGAAACTCGATCGGGCGCAGGAAGATAAACACCACAAAGATGAAATCTCAATCAAGCTGGAACAGTTGCAAAACGAAGTGGCGAAGATGCAGCTTCAATACACGGGAGAGTAATGGACTTATTTAAGTTACGGAGGAAACAGGAGATTGGAGAGAAGGCGCAACGTCTGTTAGACGATGAGCTTTTGCAAGCATGGTGGGAGAACACTGATCGAGAGCTATGGGTACGCTTTAAGCAGTGCGACCCGTCCTCGAAAGATGAGCTTGAATACATCAAGGCGTCAATAGATGCGCTGGAGGGTATGCGGGCTTCATTTGAACGGTACGTCCGAGAAGGCAAACAAGCCAAGAAGGACGCTGAAAAGTAAACGAGGAAACAAATGGAAACTCCCACCACAGAGTCCCCAGAACAGGAGACTAGCCACACCCCTTATTCGCTACTGGCAAAGAAGGCATTTCCGCAGGGCTATCATGGCGAGGTTGCGGAACAGCCGGAAACGGTAGTTGAGATTGAAACCGAAACCGAAACAGAAATAGAGCCAGAGGCCGCCCAGGAAGTAGAAGAGGAGGCGCAAGAGGCCGCAGAAGTACAGGAAGAGGAAGTCGTTTCCTCTTTTGATGATCTGATTCAGTCCCAGGAGTGGGACAACGAATGGGCAGACTCCCTAACCGTTAAGGTAAAGGTTGATGGCGAAGAGCGCCCAGTAAAGCTCGCTGACTTGAGAGCAAACTATCAGATTCAAGAAGCCGCACAGAAGCGGCTCGAAGAGGCAAAAGCTGCCAAGGAGTCGGCCAAGGCCGAGGTGGCAGCGCAGTCGGAGGCGGCACGACAGCAGTTAGTTGTAGCGGCCAAGATTATTGAAAGGGCAGAGAAGTCTTTAAATGGCGACATTGAGGATACCAACTTCAAGGAGCTAGAGAAGATTGACCCTGCCGAGGCAGCACTAAAGAAGATTCAATTTCAGGAAAGGCGTCAAAACCTAGATGCCCTAAAGCAAGAAGCGATACGCGAGTATCAAAAGGCTGTAACTCAAAACCAAGAGGAAGCCCAGAAAGTCCTTGTCCAGCGACTTCAGGTCGAAAGTGAAAGGCTGATTGAACGAATCCCCGAATGGAAGAGCGAGGAAACTGCAAAGGCCGAAAAAGCCAATGTCAGCAAATACCTCTCTGATCTAGGTTATAGCGATAACGAAATCGCAAATGCCTATGACCACCGGATGATTGTTCTGGCCCGCAAGGCGATGCTGTTTGATGAGGGTCTGAAAAAACTTGAGCCTGCAAAGCAGAAACTCAAGGTTGTGAAAAAGACCATCCCGCCAGGCAGCAAAGTATCCACTTCCCAACTAAACACCCAGCGCAAGAACGAGGCGAAAACCAAACTGCGAAAGTCTGGAAGTTTCGAAGATGCGCTGAGATTACTTAGAGGTTAATAGTTATGGCACAGCCAGCAAACACCCAAGCAACAAACGATACCGTAGGTATTCGCGAAGATTTGGTAGACGTTATCTATGACGTTACCCCGGTACAAACCCCTGTGATTAGTATGGCGGCTCACACTGAGGCCACCAGCACCACCCATGAGTAAATAACACTGCTCATGTAAAATCTGGCTATATGCTGGAAACCCCTAAAGCCCGCAAGCCCAAACAGTAGTTGGAAACGACAAGCTGAGAGGTTTGAAAAGTTGCGGGATTGGGCAATCAGCAGGAAAGGCCGCTAAGTCGAAAGATAAGCGGAATCCTCAGAGACTAATATGCCAGACACCCAGTAGGGTGAAGATAGAGTCCGACCTTGCGGGAAACCGCAAGAGGAGCCGAAGTGAAGTAGGTTCCCGCCCTCCGGGGTCAGTAGGCTGGCGTCAGCCGAAAGTAACAGCTTGGGCAAACAGACGCACTAGCCGCAGCGGCTAACAATGCTGCGATTGAAGGCGATGATGCTTCCGCATCTGCCGTTTCAGCCACCACCCGACTCACCAACCTGACGCAGATTTCTGACAAGGTTGCGCGTGTATCAGGTACAGCACGAGCCGTTGACACTGCTGGCCGAGCCGATGAACTGGCTTACCAGAAGCTCAAGCGGGCGCGTGAACTGAAGCGCGACATGGAGAAGGTAGTATGTGATAACAAGGCGAAGGTAGCCGGTAACGACACTCTGGCTCGCCAGTGTGCAGGCATCCCCGCCTACATTATCACCAACATTTCGGAGGCATCTGACGCTACTACTGCCGCTGGTACTGGTGCAGACGCACACACAGACGGTACAGCGCGGGCCTTTACCGAGACCCTGCTGAAGGCTGTTCAGAAGCTATGCTTCGACAACGGTGGCGAACCCGGCATCCTTATGACCGGCGGCTTTAACCGTCAGGTGGTTTCTTCCTTCTCTGGCAACGGCACCAAGGTGCAGAAAGCCGAGGATGATGCGCTCCACGCGTCTTTTGATGTCTATGATGGCGACTTCGGTGAACTGAAGGTCGTTCCCAACCGCTTCATGGAAGCCCGTACAGCCCTGCTGCTGGATATGGACATGATAAAGATTCCATTCCTGTCTGGTCGCAACATGGTCGAGTACGATCTTGCAAAGACTGGCGACTCTGATGCCTGCCAGATTCTTGCTGAGTACACCGTTGAGGTTTGCAACGAGAAAGCGCACGGAGCCGTGTACGATCTCACCACCTCTTAATCGGCATTAACTTAACCTAAAGGGAGCTTCGGCTCCCTTTTTTATTGGAGCAAATATATGGCTTATCCACGCATTCCACGAGCCGATGCCAAGTTTTTGACGATTGAGATCGAGGATATTTCCACCGCTGGGCAGAGTTACATTGCGCCCGGTTTCGATGGGAAGATTGTGCAGATCACAAGCGTCATTAACGGCACCATTGCCACGGCAAACGCGGTTCTCACGCCCAAAATCAGCGGCACGGCTGTAACTGGTGGAGCGATTACAGTCGCTTACTCTGGTTCTGCTGCTGGTGATGTTGATAGCTCAACCCCAACGGGTGCTAACACATTCACCGCCACCGACAATATCGAGATTGAAACCAACGGTGCCTCAACTAACACCGTGAAGTGCTTTCTCGTGATTGAGGTTGTCCCAGGTAGCTAATGAAGCGGCTCCTGGGGGTAGAGAAGAACGGCGCTTTAATAACAAGAGACTGGCTCCACTATGGAGACCACGGACAGAAGCAAATCACCTCTGAGACGACACAGGATGTTGCGCCGATTATCGGCAAGGTGAAGTCCATTGCACAGACCCATAATTCAAAGGATTCCAAGTATTTGGGTTCTGTGCCTTTTGTTATGGTTGACGATTTTTGCCAGAAAAACGCGAAGCTCTGGGGCATGAAGCCTCGGGAGGTTATGCGGGAACTGACGCAGAACAAGACCGACAGAGCCAAGGCATTTTGGGCAAATCAGCTAAAAGGCCGTGACTATCGCAAGCTACAGGCGAAGAGCTATTAACGTCTCGATTGTAGGGCTATCACCTTCGACCCGTCATTTAATCCCAGACGGGGAGATTTGGGCTTTGCCCTGGGACAGAGAGTACGCGCCTAGAGCTTCAAGATTATTTGAAATGCACGACAGGCAGTTGCTTGAGATGCCGGAGTCTCTACGGAGTCCCGATTATTTTGAGGAACTGTCTGAACTGCCGCAGATAATCTACACGCAAGAGCATTGGGAGGATGTACCAACCTCCACGCCGTTTCCCTTTGATGCGGTTCAAAAGACCGTATTCAAGAACTTCCCTCGGGCGAAGTGGGATTCACAGAAGGATTGGTACAACTCTTCCCCTGCTTACATGCTGGCTCTCGCTATCCACGAGGGCTACGACTCTATCGGGCTATACGGAATAGATGTTCGGGATGATTCCGAATTTTCTTATGAATCCCCTTGTTTGGAATACCTAATCGGGTACGCCTGCGGGAAGGGGATTGAGATAGTAATCCCAGAAGGCCCGACACATTTAAACAAGTTCCGAGGCGAAGGGATAAAGCTCGGAACAATGTTACCCACCTACGTTAATCGGTACGGCTATGTCTTTGGATAGTTACAGCAACTTAAAAACTGAAATAGCGGATACCCTCGACAGGGATGATCTGACCGACCAGATTGACACGTTCATAGACCTGGCTGAAGCCCGGCACCGCCGCGAGGTGAGAACGCGGGAGATGATTTCGCGATCTTCCATTACTATTAATTCCCGCCAAATCTCCCTCCCTACTGGTTTCCTGGATGCGATAAACCTGCGAATCCTGACAACTCCGGTCACTATTCTCAAGAACGTCAATTATCACGAATTGAATCGGATCCGTTCGGAGTCTACGGGGAAGCCCGAATACTTCACTATTTCCAATGAGATCGAGTTCGACAAGTCGCCGGACTCTTCTTACTCAGGCGAGATTGTTTACTGGCAATCACAGACGGCTCTCAGCGATTCCCAAACCACCAATGACATATTGGACAATCACCCTGACTTGTACCTGTACGGCTCTCTGATAGCCTCTGCGCCGTTCCTGATGGACGACCCGCGCATAGTGGTCTGGAAGGCTCTTTATGACGATGCCAGGGACGCCGCCAATATGCAGGCGAGGAAGGGCAGGACGGTTGGGCCTCTGGTTTCACGTGTTTCAGGAATTACGCCTTGATTATACCGTTTATTGATTGGCAGCCCGATGCGGTAGATTTTGGCGCATCTGGTTCCTCGCAGATAATCAACGCCGTGCCTGCCGAGAGGTCGTTTCAGCCTTTCCCCTCGCTAAACGTGTTCACTGATGCGCTCACGGCCAGACCTCGGGGGACTATACAAGCTCTGGACAAGGACGGAGCCTCGCATACTTATGTGGGAGACGAAACAAAGCTATACGAGCTTGACACATCTGACCTGACGTTTACCGATGTAACTCGATCAACTGGCGGGGCATACGCTACCGGATCCGGTGAGGTCTGGAACTTTGTGCGCTGGAAAAACAAGGTTTTGGCCACGAATTTCACCGACGACCCGCAGCAAATCACAATGGGCGGCACTAACTACTCTGCGCTCACAACAGCATTCAAGGCCAGAAATGTCACTGTAATTGGTGATTTTGTCGTGTTCTCCAATACCTACGACACGACTGATGGCAATGTGCCTAACAGGGTGCGCTGGTCTGCCCAGGATGATGAAACGGACTACACGGTATCAGCAACTACTCTGTCAGATTATCGTGACATCCCTACGGGCGGCCCAATCAGAAAGATTGTCGGCGGCGAAGTTGGGATTATTGTGTCTGAAAAGTCTGTATTCCGCATGTCCTTTGTAGGCGCTCCGGCGGTATTCCAGATTGACGAGATTTTGCCTGACTACGGCACTATCGCTGGCGGCTCTGTTACGAAGCTGGGGGACAGCGTTTACCTTATATCTGACCAGGGGTTTATTGAGATCACTGGTAACGGCACGGGCGTCAATCCTATTGGTGCGGGGCGCGTTGACAAGTGGTTCAGGTCTGAATTTGACACGGCCCACAAGGAAAGGGTGTTTGCTTTAGCCGACCCGACCAACAACCGGATTTTATGGGCATTCCCTGGGTCGGCCAATAACGGCGGGCGTCCTAACAAGATCATCATCTACGACAAGACCTTTAACAAGTGGGCCTTGGTTGAGGAAGAGGTCGAGATCATACTTCGATCAAAGGGCTTTGAGGTCACTTTGGAAAATCTTGAAACCCTGGGATACACGGACATTGACGCAATGACGGTATCTCTGGATTCGTTCAAGTCCCTGCCGCAGCTTGGTGCGATTGACGAGAATAACAAGATGGGCTTTTTCTGGGGCGGCTCTAAAACCGCCACCCTGGAGACTGGCGAGATTGAGATCACGCCGGGGAGAAAGACCAATTTAAACGCCTTCAAGCCTTTAGTAGTGGGCGGGACTATCACAGCCAAGGTGGGCCAGCGCAGCAAGTTGACAGATAGTGTTAGCTGGAGTGATTCGCTTTCCCTTTCAACCTCCGGTCGATTCACCAAGCGGGCGAACGACAATTTCCACAGATTTCGTCTGACGGTATCAGGAGATTGGGAAGATGCCATTGGCATTCAGCTCGACCGTTCTAGTGCTACGGGAGGTGCTGGCCGTGGCTGATGTATCCAAGCGACCAGACGCGCCTCTACTTCATGCGAATGAGAAAGAACACCGCCGCCAGATAGCCATTCGGGCGAATGCTGGCCTGCCCCTCGATGGCAGCCGGGCGATGAACGCGCCCCTGACACTAGCCTCTTACACGGTTTCAACCCTGCCGACCGCATCTCTGTGGTCTGGCGCAATCATATACGTTTCAAATGAATTGGGCGGCGCACAGCCAGCCTTTAGTGATGGTACGAACTGGCGCAGGTTTACAGATCGCGCTGTGGTGAGTTAATTATGGCAACAAGAGCGCAATTAGACGAATTATCGGCATTGATTGGCCAGTTACTTGCAGATGGTAACGTAAGCCAGTCTGATGTCGATCAGGCAAGAAGTCTGGCTGAGCAATACAACATCTCCCCGTATCGAATTTCGTTGATGTCGGGTATTCCAGAGTCAGAGATCAGGGCTGCGATTCCCGGCAGTTCAATTCTGAGTTTTGGAGAGGGCCAAGTCGGTGATTGGGGTTACGATTACACGCAATCTGCCGCGCCTACACCAACACCAACACCAACGCCTACACCTACACCAACGCCTACGCCCACAACAACTCAGGCACCTAGCTTGCCGACTATGGAGAACCTGGGCAACACCTTCGCCAACAACTTCGGCAACAATCCCGGAGCTTTAGGTTTTAACGACCTGAACCCGATTGTTACCGGCGCTGAGAACGTCCAGCAGGCGGCTATTCCTGAGTTTTTGAAGCCATTTCTCGCGCAGTCTGTAGACGCCTCACAGGGCGCAATGACGGGGCTTACACAACTGCTGGCCAGGGATAATGCAACAACGTCCCCCTACAATAATTTGCAGAACCTCGCTCAGCAGATGGCGCTGGACTATGCCTATGATCCAGAGGGCGGGCTGGCGCAGGCTCAAAGCGCATTGAGTGAAATTGCGGATCCGACTGACATATTCGACAACTACAATATCGGGGTTTCCCTGCTCAGAAACCCGGCAGGCTTTGAGAATCTACAGAATTTCAGCGCCGAGAACTCATTTGATCCGACCGCGATGGATACCTTGCAGCGCACGGCTGGCGGTGAGTATCTATATGGCAATCCAGGCTTTGACAGGGCCGTACAGGCTGCTATCTCTCAGGCACTTCCGAGCCTTAACAGTAATTTTTCGTTGCAGGGCGGGGCTGGTGCGCTGTCTGGTGGCCTGCATGATGCAGCTATCGCGGAGGTGGCCTCAAACGCCTTTGCGCGAGAGTTTAGCAACGAGCGCAACCGCCAGTTAGGTGCAGCAGACACACTGAATAGTTTGGGTCTTAATCAAAACGCCCAAAATCTCGGTGCCTGGAGTTCTCTGATTGGCGCTCAGCAGAACGCTGGCGGGGCAATGGTCAATGCGGCAAATATGGATCGCGACAGGCAGCTAGCGGCGGCGGGTCAGTTGCCGCAACTTGGTCTGATGAATTCTCAGATTGTTGGGTCAATTGGGGACGCCCGACAGTCTCAGGAAGAGCGCACGAAGCTCGGGCAGATACAGGCTATGCAGCAGTTACTTCAAAGTTCTTTTGGAAATATCAACCCGAATTCGCTATTCGGCAATATCAATTCTGTCACCACTAACTCTAATACGGCTGGCGGGTTATTGGGTGGTGCACTGACTGGCGCACAACTTGGCGGCATGTTCGGTGGGCCAGGGGCGGCGATTGGCGCTATAGGCGGCGGACTTTTAGGAGCATTCGGCTAATGGATTGGAACAAGCAAATCGAGGGGTTATTGGGATCCCCGCAATTCAATCTTGGCCTTGGCCTTTTGGCGGCATCCGGGCCGAGGCGAGGGCCGAGAATGAGTTTTGGGCAAGTCCTGGCAGAAGGGGCGCAATTCGCCAACCAGCAGCAGAGGCAGTTCCAGGAACTCCAGGCTAATCGGCAGGCTCTACAGCAGAATCAGAGACAGCAGCAAAACCTACAGAAGTTGCAGGGCTTGCTATCTCAGCCTAGCGCCGCGTCAATTCCGGCCTCGATTCGCAGGCCTGGGGCGATACAAGACCAGCAGAATCAACTACAGGGATTGTTGGCTCAGATCAACCCGCAGCAGTTTACGTCCAGCCTGATTCAGTCCCAGTTTGCACAGCAGTCTCCCCAGACCTCAGCGAAGTTTGCTGATTATATCGCGCTGGGTGGCGATCCTGGCGACATGGCGGCGTATCAAAAGTTCTCCAACCCCGATACCGAGGAAAATAGCGCAAGGCTCGCGCTGCTGGCAGCGCAGCTAGAGGATCAGATACAGGATAACGCGCAGCAAGCACAAGAAATCCAGACTTCCAGAGCAACAATACAAAGCGGCATCGAGTCTGGGGTGAACGACATGATTAAGCTCTTCGATGTCAATAACAAGCTCAATGACACCTTCTTGCAATCGGGCCTTGGTGGATCCGAGCAGCGAAGGGGGCTTTCCGGCTTGTACGAGGGCGCTTTGAATCTGTTTGGCGGTGACTCCTCAAAGGTTGAGTCGCTGAATGAAAGCTATGACCTGTTCAAGAAAATCTCACAAGACTTTGCGAACAATTCAATGGCGATGCTGGGAGGTTCGGGCAGTAATTTCAGGCTTCAGTCAATGGTAGATGCCAACGCTAATCCTGACGCCTCGCCTTCAGCCAACAGGTACGTGATCGCATCCAACCTTCAGGAGCTTCTCACGCAGGCAAGGGCCAACAACATTGAATTGCCTGCCAATGTGCGAGAGAGCGCGATGGCAATTATCAACCAGGTGTTTTCACCGCCTCCAGCGGGATTTGTAGAGGACTAACATGGCCGAACAACGAACGGCAACAAACCCTCAAACGGGCGAGAAGGTTGTATTTCAGAATGGCCAATGGGTTCCCCTGGAACCAAGCCAAGGCACTCCACTCCAGAATGTGCCAGGCAGCCCAAACCAGCGTCCGACATCTTCCATTGTTGCGGATAATGCTACTCGCACACTCCTAAACAACTTTATGGCGCTTCCATCTGCAACGGGTGATCTGTTAGCCAGCGGTGCCGGGCTTGCCCAGACTATCGCTGAGACGCCGTTTTCCGATGGCGGATTCCGCAGCAGGCTTGGTGCAAATATCGAGGCACAGGGTCAGAAATTCCCAGCCAATATGCTGAGTGCGATTCCCCGCCCAACTGTTACCGATGTGACTTCGGCGTTCAAAGCTATCCCTGCCCTTGCGCCTGGCGGTGAGTCCTATGGCGATGCGTTCGCTAGAGAAAGGGCGGCTACTGACCAGGCCAGGGCTTTGGAGGCAGAGCAGAGGCCAATGGCTACGGGGGGCGGTGAGGTTCTTGGCGATGTTGCGTCACTTGCAATAGGCAGGCAGCCCTTTGCGAAGGGGCTTGTGAACAGCACCCGACACCTTCCGACAGTGACAAACAAGGCCACGCGGGATGCGCTGGAGGTTATCGCCAGAGAGCAACCCGATCTGGTTCCCCAGATAGCTGAACTGGTGGGAGGCGGCAGGCTGTCAACTCCAGGCGCACAGAGGCTATTCCATCGCGTAACAGAGTCCGGGCCAGTGCGCTCGGTACTCAGGGGGCTAGGGAAGGCTGCTGAGACAAGTTTAGAGGGTGCTGTGTTGGCCGCGGTGAAGGAAAACGATCCTCTGACCAATGCTGGAATTGCGGGCGGCGCTCAGATTGCGTCCAGTATGCTGGGAACCCTGCTTGGCGTTCCGACATCTATGAAAGATTTGGCTTTCAAGGCGGCGGGGCTATTTACCTTTTTCCGAGTTGCCCAGGAGTTTGCGCCTGGGGAGAACGATATGTTCGCGGCGGCTGATACCACATTCAACAAGGTAGCGACTGCGGTGACGCTCGGTTTGGCCAGCCAGGTGGTCGGCGGCAGGTTCCGAGGTTCTGAGGTGATGGGCAGGCGATTGGCTGAAGATTTGCCCCGGTTCACAGACGCAATCAACAGCATTCCCCGAGGGGTGCTTCACTCACTTCTCAATCACATTCAGAGCGAGCAGGAAGATGGTAACAGTTTGACTCTTCAGACTTTGGAGAAGTTATCAACGAATCCATCGGCATTCCCTGACGCCGTTAGAAACCGACTAGGCAGGGCGCTTAATAACGGCAACTTCCCTCAAGAAATTCAAAGGATGCTACACATTGAAGAATTTACAGATGTTCTGGAGCGCAGATAATGTCGAACGTTTCCCAATTTAGCACTACGGCTGCAAGCAACAACTCTGCCTCTCCGAACGGCTTTCCCGAGGGGATGAGTCCGGCAGGTCTGAACGACTCTGCACGGGAGTTAATGGCCGCACTGGCCAAGTGTTACAAAGACCAAAACGGCACTATTACAACCGGTGGAACAACGACAGCCTACACCCTGACAACCAACAACTCCCACGCTGCCCTTACAGATATTTCCCTGTTTGCCTTCCAGGTGAACGCGGCCAACACAGGTGCGGCCACGCTGGCGGTTGATGGTCTAACAGCTAAATCCATGCAACTGAATGGCGCGGCTCTAGCGGCTGGGGATCTCCGAACCAATGAGATAGTCCTTGCGGTATACAACCCGGACAATGATGTATTTGACATTTTCAAGTCGGGATTGAACCAAGATGTAATCAAGACCGACACGATCAACGAACAGACCACGGCTTCAGGAGTGACGGTTGACGGGGTTTTGCTGAAAGACAACGGCATAACAGCCACCGGCACAATTAACTTCTCCAGCGCCACCGTGAGCGACCTGGGCGCAGTTACAACGGCAGACATTAACGGCGGCACGATTGACGGGGCGGTGATTGGTGGCTCTAGTGCTGCTGCTGGTTCATTTACTACCCTGTCGGCTTCGACCTCGATCACTGGCACCCTGGCCACGGCGGCGCAGGCAAATGTCACCTCACTGGGTACGCTGACCGGGCTGACTGTTGGCGGCAATATATCTGTCACCGGGACTGTTGATGGCAGGGATGTGGCTGCTGACGGTACAAAGCTGGACGGCATCGAGGCGGGCGCTGACGTAACAGACGCCACCAATGTTGATGCGGCTGGTGCGACAATGAATACGGATACGGACGTCTCAACCGTATCCTGGGTTGTCGATGAGGATGCCATGACCTCCAATCTGGCAACAAAGGTTCCCACCCAGCAATCCGTAAAGGCTTACGTAGATGCGACTGTCGTTGCTATTGGTGCCTTGAGTGTTTCCGGAACCCCGGTTGCGAATGATTACGCCAGATTCACCGGCGCGGCGACTATTGAGGGCCGATCATATTCCGAGGCCAAGACAGACTTTGGCTTTATGACTGACCTGGTTGACGATACCACCCCGCAGCTAGGCGGCAATCTTGACGGCCAGGACTATACGGTTTCAAAGATCAACCTCAAGGATTACGGTGAGGTTACCAATGCCATAGGCTCTATCGGTGGCGGCACACAGGATATTGATTTAACGCTTGGCAATTCGGTTTCGGCCACGGTTGATACTTCTTCCACCACCTTCACATTTTCTAACCCTACCGCCTCAGATGAGTTATGCGGGTTCATTCTGTATCTGACCAATGGAGGCAGCCAGACTGTGACATGGCCCGCCTCGGTGGATTGGCCTGCTGCGACAGCCCCGACACTCACCGCAAGCGGGATTGATATTCTGGTATTTACCACCATTGACGGCGGCACTACTTGGTATGGAAATGTAGTGGGGCAGGCATATGCCTAATATTCTGAAAGCATTGCAGGGTGCAAGTGGCAATGCAGGCGAAGCTCTGTACGTTGAGGATGTGTTCTCGACTTATTTGTATACGGGCAACGGCTCTACCCAAACCATTACCAACGGCATTGATCTTGATGGCGAGGGCGGTTTGGTTTGGATCAAGAACAGGGACGCTGCTGACTCACATATTCTTACAGATGTTACCCGTGGCGCGGGCGAGGTATTGTCAACCGATACCAATACAGCCGGGTCAACTGATGCTGATACTACTACAGCATTTAACTCTGATGGGTTTTCTATTGGCGCAGATGTAAAGGTCAACACGAACACAGAAGATTACGCCTCTTGGACATTCCGCAAGGCTCCCGGTTTCTTTGATGTTGTGCCTTTTACTGGGGATGGTAATAATCCGCATACTGTGTCTCACAATCTCGGTTCTGTTCCGGGTTTTATAGTTATACGGCGCACAGATAGTACAGGGAATTGGTGCGTTGCTGCTTACGATGGGACTAACTATAAGACTGCATTTAGTCTTAATTCAACGGCCCAAGCATATGTGACAACCGCAGTTTCAAATATTGCAACAGATACTACGGTTGATGTTGGGTGGATGGGCGTTAATGCTGATGGGTCGGCTAATGTATCTGGTGGCTCCTATGTCATGTATCTATTTGCCTCAGACGCAGGAGGCTTTGGAGACGATGGCTCTGAGTCTATTATTAAGTGTGGGAGTTTTACTGGCGGTACTGGAGGCTACGCTACTGTTGATCTTGGTTTTGAGCCACAGTGGATAATGATTAAAGGAACAACATTATCAAGTCAGTGGGTAATATATGACACAATGCGAGGATGGGTTGTTAGCGATAGCACTGCCGATGACGCATACTTGTTTGCTAATTTGTCTAATGCTGAAGGATTATTTACCGCAGGAGAACCAAATGCTACTGGTTTTAGGTTAAAAGATAGCTCAACAGCGGGCGAAACCTACATCTACATAGCCATCCGCCGCCCGATGAAAACTCCTGAGAGTGGGACTGAGGTTTTTACGCCAGCTATCGGAACAACTGACTATATAGGGCCTCAATTTGATGCAACATTTTCTTCAGTAGATTTAATACTAGAAGCGTTCACTACAAGCGGAGGATTTAGCTGGGTAGACAGAGTGCGTGGGGATATTAAGAGATTAAAATCCTCAAGCACAGCCGCAGAAATTGACAGCGAAATTCCATTAGACATGATGTATGGCGCAGGGGATGGAGGCAGTGTCTATGATAGAGCTTGGATGTTCAAACGCGCCACAGGCTTCTTTGATGTGGTGGCTTATACGGGTGATGGTGTAAATGGTAGAGATGTAATACACAATCTAAAAGTTTTGCCAGAGTTTGTAATTATTAAAGAAAGAAATAGCTCTACTTATTGGTTGTGTTGGCACAAGGATATTAATGATTATTATTTAAGACTAAATGATACAAATGCAGCGGCAGCTCCATCTACATTTTGGGATCATAGCACTTACCCAGTAACATCCACATCATTTCCTATAGGAACACACGGGTTCATTAACGGTAGTGGTGATTCTTATATAGCCTACCTATTCGCCACACTAGCAGGAGTAAGCAAAGTAGGCAGCTACACAGGAACAGCGGCTAATATTGATATAGATTGTGGATTCTCGGCAGGGGCTAGATTTATCCTAATCAAGCGTACAGACTCAACTGGCGACTGGTACGTCTGGGACAGCGAGAGAGGTATTGTTGCAGGTAACGACCCGTATATTCTCCTGAACTCCATAGCCGCCGAAGTAACTACAACAGACTACATCGACCCGCTGTCCAGTGGATTTACGGTTACATCATCTGCTCCTGCTGCGCTTAACGCCAGTGGTGGTACTTACATTTTTCTTGCCATCAGTTGAGGAATATCAACTATGTACCCAGTAAAAGACATAACGGGACAGCGTTTTGGCAGTCTAGTTGTATCCAGTAGACATGGCTCTGTGAATGGTCGTGCTACTT